AGCTTCCCGGCTGGCAATAATGTGCTCCATTTCCCGTCTCTAAAATGATGAAACCACGCCACCGTTCTGCCTGATGATAGCAGTGGCGACTTCGGCAAAGTCTTCAGCTTTCATTGATAGTTCCTGATAATGCCGTTAGTCCAGATCAAGAAATCATTCATCAATCCACTCCTCGGCCTCATGGAGCGCTCGTTCCCATGATTTACCAAGATGCTTCATCGTCCAGGCATTTGCCTGAGCAATCCATGCCGGATCGTTCTAGTCACCATATAGCAGAGAAAATGACACTGATGCTTTTTCGAATGACTGAATGATGTGCTGAATAGCATCAAGTCTTTTTTTATGTTGTTTTTTCACTCTTCACCTCTCGAAAGGCGCTCAAGCTGTATGATGCGCTGCCCCAGCTCACTGGGTGAGCACTATGGCCTAAGCGTTCACCTTTGGGTGAACAGTGTTTAAATACCAACCTTACCAAAAACAAATTGCGGTGCGTTTGTCATGGAAACATCGCTGGTCGAGATGAGCTGGCTCGCCGTCAGCACACTGTACACGAGCACGTCCAGGCCTCGGAGTGATCACTACAGAGCGTCATTGCGATGGCGCTCGATAGTGATATTCGGCGGATTTGATTAATGCTTGAATGGAGAATTACTCTTCGCGAATGCGTTCCCATTCGCATTGATAACCCTCATATTCATCGACACAGCTAGGGCAGAGCATTGCATCATAATAATTCTGGTTCTCATACGCGGTTTCCAACTGGTCTCCGGTGAGAACATTTTGACACTCGTTATGATAACCGCCAGGGTCTTCTATACCGTCGCATAGGTGAGACATAAACCGTTCCAGGACTTTTTTTTGTGGACCACTTAGAGTGTCATACCCATTATCTACAGCTCGGCGAGCTATACCGGATACCATTTGCTCTTCTTATGCGAAAATGTCGTGATCAAGCATCGTTTGAAGCAGCGATTCATTAGACATAAACACCTCATATTATAAATGATTACGCTCAGTAATTGGTACACAGCGCACTCGCTGCGTAGTAATTATTGAGGTGGGCGACCGCCGCAAGTTGCGACCTGGCGACAGTCATTCATACCCACAAGCAGCCGTGGATACAAACCGAAGCCCATTCGCTTGCGCAAGCCGGGCCATTATAGGTTAAAAAAACATGGTAACACCGACTCAGATCATTTTTAAGCCGATTTCGGCAGTTTACGGTTACGGGAAAATGCTCGTACGCACTCCGTCAGCCAGATTGCAGAGATAGCAGACAGCATCCGGAAGATTGAAGTATCTAAGCAAGACGACTGTCGTCAAAACAAGATAAGATAGGCTCTTTAATTTTCTATAAGGTACTGAGCATATGAATATCTGGCCCGCCATTATAGGTGCGTTGAGTGCTCTCGCAGGCGCTTTTCTGGCTAATATGTTTGCGGAAAAACGCTGGAATAAGCAGTTAGTACATGAAGCAGAAAAAGAACGAAGAACACTTATTCGCACCAAAGGTGAAGAACTTTTTCGTGCTCTAAGAAAATGGGAAAAAGAGCTTTATTTTTTCAATGCGTCTAGAATTGGCTACCTGCAAGGGGTTGTTCCTCATAAAGAAGTAATAAAAATAGTTGATGAAAAAATAGATCCTCTTACGCATGGAAGCGTTGATATTCTTTTTGCACTCTACTTTGAACATCTAACACCCGAGCTGGAGGCTTTACATAAGCAAGTGACAAAGGTGAATCAGCACTTTCATCGCAATGATCAGAATATTCCAAATCTTGCGGCTGCGGAAACGATGAAGAAAGAGTGCGCTATATACGAAAGGCTTACTGAGCAGTTGGTTAGGAAGTTAAAGGTTGCTATCAAGAGTATCTAAATTCATAGTCTTTACATTGAATTACCTTAGTCATCTGCCGGTTCAATTTTGACCTAAGTTAGCGGTAGACATCCAATAACTCTGTCCCAGCCGCCACACCAAACCAAGCTATCGATAATGAGTCTGTGGCTTTTCCAGTGGAATTTTTTGCTCACTTTGGAGAGTTGCATTCATTTTGACATCGAGGGAGGCAGGACAACGACACTAGTTGACAATATAGATAGTTATGGAAATTTAATGTAACTCATTGATTCTAAATGGCACGCCCTACAGGATTCGAACCTGTGACCTACGGCTTAGAAGTTCTTAGAACTATCTAATTTAACAATAACATACCGCGCCATCCCTGCGCTCACACGTCCCATGATGGCAAAAGATAGAAAGCAATGACAAACCATCAAAAATGGTGACAGTCTCAGTTTTGTCCCACTCCTGCCCCAGAGAGCGCAAAGCCCTGCACAGGTGCAGAGCTATGCGTATCTTGTTTTAAGATTGGTGATTCTGCAGGCCTACTTAATAGCATTGTAGTCAGTGTCAGGGTCATATCCGAGCGTTGCCAAATACGCTTCCATATTGCGCTGGTTTTTCTCCAGAGTGGTTACAGCCTGATCGAGCTCGACTGCTGTTTGCAGCACCAGGCCGGTGACCGCAGCGTAGTCAACGGTATAGCTGCGCCTGGTGTCGTCACGCGGCCGTGTGAGGCGGGTAACCACGCGCGTTTCGGTGACAGTGATCGGCTCTCCATTCTCGTCAAACGTCTCAACCTCATATGGCTCCTCGACAGACTCATACTGGTCATAATCATCAAATACAGACCCTATAGCCTCCGGCAACACATCCATCAGTTCCTGTGCGATCACACCAGCAGACGGCATCCCTGTGTCTTTGAGGATATAGGTCACGCCACGCAACAGCCTGATTTTATCACGGGCATCAGTTATCGTTGTGATATCGTCTTTTTTATCGGCATCTGACGTCTGGGTGAGTGACACGCAACTGATATTGCCCTGAGTAGAGAAATTACCGTTCTGGCGCATCGCGAAATATTTTTCTGTGCCTGCTGCCGTTGCAGCGGTTGTGGCAAAGACCATATCGCCAAAGTTTTCACAGAACGCATAAGCCATCTTTTTAAGGGTGGAAGGGAAGATAAATGCCAACTCACCGTAACCGCCACTCTGCGAGATAACATTCATAGCCGCCGTAACACTCACCGGCGATGAAATAGTGCCGCCCGATTTACCGTTGACAGAGTTGAGCTGGGTGTCGCTAATACCTAAGCCGGCCAGCGCTGTCGCCGCGGTCGTGCCCCCGGTACCTCCCTGGGTGACAGGGACAGCCCCGCTTGCGTCTTTCTGAGCGAGAGACTTTTGCGCGGGCACGGTGACAGCCACACCGTTAATAGTGATAGTTACATTGCCTGTTCCGGTCATGACGTCGGCGAATCCACCCATGTAGCGCTGATACATGCCGAACGTCTCAGCGATATCCAGCGCCAGGCCGTCAACGCTGAGCGAATCGCTGAGCAGGATTGCATAGCGCGTACCCGCCGGGATTGCCGGATTGACCGCAGGCGATACGGCCAATTGTGTGGCACTGGTAACGTCGGTGATCTGGAATGCCTGCGGCGGGTTAGACCAGACAATTACAGTACATCCATTGCGGATAAGTGTGCCCGCTGCGGTGAAATTAGTTCCGGTACCGGTCAGGGTGTTGCCACTGCCGGCGATCGTACCAGTGTTGTAAATCATGTTTTCTCCGGACAATAAAAAACCCGCTCTCGGCGGATTTGGTTTGAATTAAGCGTCAGGAAACAGCAAACGATCCTGTTCCGCGGGTTATTGTTAGGGTGGGTGCCAGTATGGAAATAGAAGCGCCTGCGCAGGTAACCGTTACTTTGCCGGAAACTGAAGAGTCGGTTAATCCTGCAACTGCATGTCGGAGCACTACAACAGCGCCAGGAGTTCCGCCTGAACCAGCAGCAGCTACAGGAATACTCACATTTCTTATGTTTCCTGCAATATTTAGCGACACCCCTGCCGATCCACCTCCCTGGGGGAGAGTAACGGCAACCATCACTTCAAGAACAATATTCTTGGCGTTTGTTACCCCTCCTGAATCGGAAAAAGTGATTGTGCGAGCAGCACTGCCATTTGCACCGATTATGTCTGCACCAATGCCAATGTTTGCCACATCCCCAATAAAGTTTGTTGCGCGCACGGTTCCGGAGAAAGTTCCATCGGTGGCATTGACGGTACCGGTGAACGATCCAGAACTCGCATAAACGGTGCCCCGCACCGTGACATTATTGAACGTAGCATAGCCACTTTTATTGATATGCCATCCGACGTTACCGGATCCATCCCACGTATTTGACTGAATGTAGTCGCCAATCATCGCGTTCTGTATCCAGCCCTGGCCGATAAAACCCTGGCTAATAAACGTCTGCCCGTTCTGAATGACAAACGGCAGCGTTACTGCGCCACCTGCCTGGCTCATCACAGCAAACCGGTCGGCGAGGAAAAGCACCTGAGACTGCATTCCAGAAGGGGTATTCTGTACGCCAAGGCCCATACCTGCTGCGTAACGGACACCGTTAGAATCTACGCCCACTTTAATGCTGAGCATTGCATTCAGGTTTCCATTTACATCGGCTAAAGCCTGGGTATTTGTGGTGATTGCTGCCGTCTGCCCGTTCATTGTCACGGTCATGGAATTAATGCGCTGCGCCGATACCTGAGAGAAATCAGCCAATGTTCTGGCAAGGTCGGTGACATTAGACGTTCCGCCACCGGCGCTGGAGTCCAGCGTTTTCAGCGACTCGCTGACGGCCCGGCTGGCGTCAGCCATCACGTTGTCAACACGCGCGATACCCGCCTTGTTATCGCCGTACTGCACGCTCAGGCGCTGCTGCAGGTTGACGTTCGCCAGGGTACTCTGAATAAGCGCGATTGACGTATTCTGTACCCCGCCGCTGGCAGTGTCCGTTTTGCCGGTGATCTCCTCGAAACGTGAGGCGGTGGCGCTGTCCAGCGTCGTGACCACCTGGTCAAGCTCGGTGATCGCCGCGGTGTTCTGCGCGCTTTCCTCTGCTGCCTCGTCAGCTTTGCCCGCTGCCGCATCGGCTTTATCAGACGCGGTTTTCGTGGCAGCTGTCAGCTGGTTGACCGCTGTGGCCCGCGCCTCCTCCTCGGTGGCCAGTGCCTGGCGCACTTCGGTAATGCCCGCCGCGTTAGCCTCAGTTTCCGCATCCAGGCGGGTGACGTCGGTAACCCGCGCCTCCGTTTCAGTGGCGATCACCTCCCGCAACTGCTCAAACTGAGCCGAGTTAGCACCCTGCTGCGCCGACTGCCGGAACGTCACCTCGGCTATGGCCAGCGCATTCTGGATAATCCCCTCAGCAGTCTCCCGCGTGGCGCCGACGGCCGCCGCCAGCTGGTCGGCATTTTCGGCTATCGAGGCAGCCATGTCGGCGATTGTCTGGTTGCTGTTTACGGCGTTCTCGATCAGGTCTTTTAAGACCTCGGTATCCTTCATCTGCTCCAGGATATCTTCCATGTAGTCGCTGACATCCACGGAAGATATGCCCATCACCCAGTCAGTCCAGTCACCGGCATTCCCTATCCGGTCTACCAGTCTCGCCCGGTACCATTGCCTAACGCCTGCTGGCATTGGACCATGTTGATAGCTGGTAGCCGGATAGGTGACATTTGCGAGCGCCAGCGGGTTCGCTTTGTCGTCAGTGGTGGCACGCTGCAGCTCGGTGTATGCGGTGTCACCAGAACCATCAGGGAAAGCCCAGGTAACGTTGATATTCCAGACTACATCGTCGCTCGCCAGCAGGTTCTGCGGCGTGCCAGGCTTTCCCGTTTTCCCGGCCAGGTAGGTCGTGCCAGCATAACCCCACGGCGAACTGGATTCCTGCGCGTTCAGCGCACGCACACGCACATCGTAGCTGCCGGTGTAGATACCCTGCACCGTAAACCCCTGGGCGCTGGTCACCGGAACGTTTATCCAGTCACCATTGTCCTTGCGCCACTGAGCCTGATACCTGATAGCGCCTTCTACCCTGTCCCATGTCACGTTCATACTCGCGACAGTCATACCCTGCTCGATATGGTCGGTCTCGAAAATAACGATGTTTTTCGGCGCAGGAATGACGCTGATTGGTGTCACAGTGACAGGGGCTGGGGTGATCCGCACACCGTCATCGATATAGCGGTATTTATCCGGATCGTGCTGAACCGCGGCGATAGTGAAACCGCCATTACTGTCGTCGTTTGATCGGATGGATGTGACGCGGAAATACTGGATTGCGATGTTGTCGCTGTCGATGGCCCACACAGAGCCAGGAACCGGTGCAACCCTGAACGATGTGCTGACCGTTACAGTCTGCTTATCTGCGCTTACTGCCGAAATCGTCCGCGTCTGTGACTTACCATCCGGAAGGTTGACCACAAGACGATCTCCGGTCGAGTAGTCAACAGGACGGTCCAGTTCCACACTCCGCCCGCTCACCGACCGGATGCGCCCGCCGTTCTGCTTTCCGGCTCGAAACGGATCAGCGATACCGATAATCTCCGCTGGCAGCGGAATGTAACCGTCCAGCCCCACACCAAAGGACACCGTTCCGTCACGCGCGTTGGACAGCAGCGCCCAGCGGCCCCGGCGGTGCGCTTCACTTTGTGACGTACAACCGATAGCTGTCATCGTCATCTGGTTAACGTTATAGCGCTCTACCAGCGCGGAGTCATAGACCCCTTCTACCGTGTCGCTGTAATGGTCTTGAGGGTCAGACCAGGACACTAAGGCAGAAGTGTAGCGGTTTTTATAGCTGCCACCTCCATACGTAAACAGCCCGTCGATGACGTTTGAAGCATGGTAGGTGTAATCAACATCGTCCTGCGGCACATCGGCACGTACGTAAATCTGCTCGTTACCCCAGAAAGTAATGCCACGGAATACAGCCGCCAGATCGCTCAGCACAGTATAGGCATCCTGCTGGCTCTGGATGTATACGTTGCATGTAAAGCGCGGTTCAGTACCGCCCGCCCCGTTAGATACCATCTGGTCGCAATACTGTGCGATGGCGTACAACTCCCATTTGTCGATCATGCTGGAGTCGATGCGGGTGCCCATTCCATAAATCTCGTCCAGCACGAGGTCGTAAAATATCCATGCCGGGTTGTTGGTATAGGCCATCTTGAAGCCGCCCAACCACGTGCCGCCATATGTCCGGCTTACCGGGTCATATGTGTCAGGCACGCGAACGAGCTTACCTTTCGGTTTGCAGGTCACCTTTGGAGCGCCGCTGGTAAACTGGCTGCTATCTACCTCAATAAACAGCAGTGCTGTGTTCGGGTAGCGCAGTTTGCTGTCGATTACCTCAGCGAAAGAGAACACCTTAAACGCGTTAACGAGCTTGGAGTTACCAATGGAATCAGGAGTGATACGGCGAACTCGAACAGCCCAGCCAGTTGTAGCCTCTGGCAAATCAATACGGTGGTCTCGCTGATACTCAGTGGTAGTCTTTCCGTCGAATTTACCGTTAACCACCGTCTTCCACGCCGCGCCATCTGTGGAGAGGTCAATGGCGTATTCAGTGACAGTGCCGACCATGTCGCCGTTGTCTTTACGCCTTCTTCCGCCAGTGACAGACTGAATTGCGTTGCGCCCCATGGGTCAAAGCCAATTTCACGCAGGTTTTCACCGGCGATCCATGCCATCAGGTCTTCTTTAATGACGGCGTGATCGACCACATCGCCATCTGTCAGTGTCAGGTGACCGCTGTCGCTCCACTTCTGATACAGTTCCGCCATCTGCCGGGAGCAGCGCTCCAGACGGCCTTCAGGCAACCAGAATTTAAAGTCTGCGTGAACATGGCCAGCAGGGGCCCGCCAGACCTTTACAGCTGCGCAGATATCGATTTTATTTGCCAGATCGACGCCAACCCACATCGGATAGGTTTTCAGCTCATGCTCCGGCGCAAGAGGCTCGCAGGCCTCCCACTTCATCATGTCCATCCAGGCTGATTCAGCGCTTACCCAGATGTTCAGGTGTTTGGTGAAAAAGTTATTGCGGGCTGATACCTGCTCCTGAGCCTTCTTAGCCAGGCGGCGCAGATCATCCCAGCGCTTACAGATGCCCAGCCCGGGATTAGCCTTTTGCCAGACTTTCTCGTCGAAAGGCTCATCACCTTCATCAAGGGTAAAAATAATCCCGAAAAAGGTGTCATCCTCAACCACGCCACTTAATACCTTGACCGCATAATCGCGCAACTCGTAACAGATCCCCTCACGGTTAAAGCCCGCAGTAGTGATTGCAAACAGCAGGGATTGTGATCGGGCACCTGTCGCGGTTTCCAGAACGTCCCATACATCGCGGGTACGGTGGGCGTGCAGCTCATCGACGATAGCGCAATGGATGTTCAGGCCGTCAAGGTTGTTCGCGTCACTGGAGAGTGGCTCAAACTTGGATGCGGTTCGTTCCTGGAAAATGGCAAGCTTGTTGTAATCGAAAAGCCGACCCAGCGCGGCGCGGGACTGCTTGATCATGTTCACCGCGTCGTTAAATACGATGCGCGCCTGATCGCGGGTCGTGGCCGCAGAGTAAACCTCAGCACCACCTTCACCGTCTGCGCCTGCCATATACAGGCCAATGCCAGATGAAAGCGTCGACTTGGCATTTTTGCGCGCTACTTCGTTATAGGCAGTGCGGAACCGGCGCACCATGACCGGGCGACCCTTGTTACTCATCACCTGATCACCAGTCTGCTCGTTTACCAGGGGTACAACGAAACCAAAGATGTTGATCAGGATGAAGATGTGCCAGTCCATCAGCTCAATCGGCTTGCCAGCAAGGTCGCCTTTAACGTGCGGCACGAATTTATAGAAGTTCAGGATGTGCTGGGCGCGACTTTCACTGAAGAAGATATTCCGCTTCTCCCCTTCCTTCAGATCATCAAGGAAGCGGGCGCATGCCTGCTTAACATATTTACACGCAACAATTTCACCACCAACTACGCGCTCGGCATAGCGGATTCCGTCAGCCACCTTTGCCATCAGTCCCTCGCTTTCAGGAATTCTTCCAGCGGGTCTGCTTTATCGGGCCCGCCAGCATTAACTTTGCTCCGTGACGCCGGAGTCATGCCAAATTCGGCCAGCATGGCGCGGATACGTTTCCAGGCATCAGCTTTCATCGCTGCTGCCGGGTGCGCTTTAATCATTACGTCTCCGGTCTGGGTTTCTACCCGGTAGGTATAACCTTCAGTATCCAGCGTTTCGCAGTGCCGACGGTATTCGGTATAGGCTTCGATCAACAACTCAAGCGCTTTGGCATCAAGCTGAGTCAGCACGCCGATATTGTCCAGTTCCTGCGCAATCTGCTGGAACCAGTACTTACCCATCTTGTCGAGATGCTTCGGAGTATTAGGTATCCCTTTCTCCGGCTTCGGTTCGTTCTGGTTAATCGGTCGCTTGGATGGGTTCCCCTTCACCAAAACCAGGTGTGACGGGGTTTTCGGTGGTCCGGGCATAGGGAAAACTCCACTGAAAGGGCACTTTGGGGGTACCCATAAAAAAGGTTTCTAACCTGCGGCGATGAAAATAAATCTGAGGCGGCGGTCCCAGGCGGGCATAGCCCTGAACTCTGATCCCGCCCTCCCCTTTGATGAGAATGGGTATCATTAAAACCGAAATGATTGCATTTGAAACCATTTATCGATATTGATTCTCATTTGATGCTGTCATGCACCACCTTGGCAAGCTTTCTGCTAGGCGGGCCGCTGCTCCCGACGCGAGGGCTGAACACCTTGTTGATATCCCAACCCGCTTTCAATCGGTACTCAATCGAGTTACGTGAAATGCCAAGATAGTCAGCCCATTCATTCAGACACATCGTCTTACCATGAGCTGTATAGCGTCGATGTGATTTCTCCCGCATCGTCTTCACCATCTTCTCGCGGCCGCGCTGCTGATTACATACGGCGCAACTGGCAACAAGGTTCGATGGCTCGTTATTGGTCTTGCAGTCATCGAGATGATCGATGTGTAAGTTATCCCAATCAATATCCTTCCCACACCAGTGGCACCCGAATGGCCCAACTCCGTGCTCGTCGTAGTAAACCTTACGGTGCTCGTAGACACGAACACTACCACCAGCCAGCGGGTGATCAGGCGCATATACCAGAAGGTACCCGCCTGTATGTTCAAGCTTTCCGGCTTTCCTTGTGCTTAGCTTATCCGTTGAACCATGACGGCGAACGCGCATGTAATGCTTTTCGCAATACGGAGTGTTATTGGCCCTGACTGGTAATCCGCAGTCTTTAACGCAACAGGCGGGGCGCAATGCTTTAGCACCGACGTGCGTGCGCCCTGAATCACTTAATGAATCAGTCATGCTTTTACCTGTAAGGGTTAGTTGCGGTTTAAACGATCC